ATCTCGTAGGGAAAGTACCCTCCTCGAGCCTGAGCTTTACCTCTAAACCATGGCTCTGCCTTTAGAATGGGCTGAAGCGCATCAACTATACGCGCTTTCAGCATCCCTTCTATCCGCATAACCATTGGGTCCAGTTTCCGTACTGGCACCTTTAGAGGTTCATTACGGTACAAGTGTTCTAATGCTTCTGACGGCCACGAAAGTGGTCGGCTCAGTAAGCCCTTGATAGAACCCGCTAGGTTTTCCGTATGGATTCTAGCGGCCTGCATCAATTGCAGGAACCGCCTCGACTGGGTTCTCCAGCCGAGGTTCTGCAGAGAGCTTTGCTCTCTGCGTCCAATTCCTAACACCCGTATCGCGTCTGTCACCGTTGTTACGATGCCTCTTTTCTTAAAGAAATGAGTCATCGCTAGACGAGACTGAAGGCTAACTCCCGATATTATCATATTGAGAGGAAGCCCGCTGAGGTTATGAGATTTCCAAACTAACTGTTTGATAAACTCTATAACCCCCGTCCGCGATCGTAATGATTTAGCTAAGCTGATCCCTACCCCAAGAGAGCGCATCACCTCCAGGTATCGAGCAGCAACCGCCGCATTGTTCGAGATACATATATCATCTCCAACAATGGCGTAGCTGTCGAACCAGTCGGTTCCACCTTCTTTCCAGTAGCAATACTGAACAAGAAAGTGATGAGTATGAGCTAGCATAGCCCAACTCGAGTACGCCCCCATGGGTTGGCCCGTCGTGTAATTTATTGTAGAGAAGGAGCAATCCTTCTTACCAGTCGATCGTTGGCGAGGGAGAGCCCATGGGCGCTCAGTTAACACTGAGGCCCATAGCTCTCCAAAGCTAACTTTCGACTCTCTACGAATAAATGGCATGACGTAGTTGAGTAGCTGCGCCTGTATGAATATAGGAAGCCTATCTGTCGCCGCGGAAAAGGTCGAATGACCATGACCGTGTCGCAGATAAAGCCACTCTCTCCAAGCAGGCTTCTTGATCGAACGTCCCATCATTAGGGATGTCTCTCAAGATTCTAAAGAGGTACTGGTGAAGCGGTTTTAACGCCGCTTGAGTCCAGGCATCCGCAATTGCGAATACCCGGATTTTCCCAGCAGGCTCGTTCTTTATAGCGAGCCGTCCTCTGAAGAGTCGATCGATTGATTCCCTCTCTCCTGATATAGGAGATTGGAAAGTCAATTTGTCGAAGCCAGGCTCTGGATTGAGCTTATACTCATCCAGCTGCAGTTTAGCGCACTTCAGCATATTATGGTATAAAGGAAACGACCGGAGCGCGATAAGCCAGTGTCGAAAGACACGAAGCTCATCCGCCGGCGTTGCCTTAAACCAGGCGACCGCGTCATATCCCATGCCAAGCCACGCATTAGTGTGGTTTGGTCCGGATTTACGCGACCCGCCTACGTGTGGATCATTAGACTCAACGTCTTCTGGTCTTCAACGTTTATATGATGGAGAGCGCCGCTCAAGCCACTCAGAATATACGGGAAGAAACTTCAACATATCAAGCCAGCTGCTATCAAAGGTCGGAAGATCTGAGATAGTGGATAGTTTCATGACTCCTGGGATTGACAGAACTCGGTATAACCCGAATAATGTTAACCACAGGCGCACATAAAGTATCCCACCTGTTGCAAGGTTATTATGCTTATACGCCCGAATCGCACGTCTGTGCGTTACGGGAATAATAGCAGGTAACCCGGAGGCCGTACGCATCATAGGCAAGTCCGGTTCGATATCCCGAAGGGAGTCGACCGAATCTTGTCCTATGTAGCGCATGGTCGCCACGTGACAGGCTTTGAGCCACTTGACTGTTAAAGTCTCGCCGTGAGTCTTGACCATCTTCTTGATGGTTATGACAAAGCGGTAAGTTACTCGAACGAGGTTAGCATTGCTTCCTGCTAAGATACTTACGGACCGTAGTAATACGGCTCGTATAAACTTAACAGGCACTCCTCCCTTTCGAGAGAAGAGCCGAACCACAGAGGGTAACCGCACTCGCGAAGCGAATGAGCCATGAGAAAGTCCATCTATAAAGGATTTAATCATTGGTGACATTCGTTCCATAAGGTAGGTATCAGTCTCTGCTCCGCTGTTCCTTTCGGGACGGCAGGTTCAGAGCGACAGCTAATCGTTGAGATCGACGCCTATACCGACGGTACAAGCGAAGTCTCAAAGTGTCGACCAAGACACTCTCTAGAAGCTAACGACAGACAGCACGAGATACGTGGTTAAGGAATCTGGAACACCGGGAAAAGGTCGTAAGACCGGGGCCCGGTGGCGCTGAAAGGCGTT